TGATCATTTGTCAGCTTTGACATAATAAAAGCGAACCTCCTTTTGTTTGGTGTCCAAACTTTGGGGTTCGCTTCAGTATAACAAATGGATAGTTACACAGTCAAGGCCATATTATCCGCAGTCGATAAAGGCTTTACCTCCACGATGAAACAGGCCGAGCAAACATGTCAAAGCCTGTCAGATCGAGTAAAAAGCGGCTTGGGATTTGGTGTCCTTACGGGTATCGGGTCTCAAGCTTTTTCTTCGCTCACAAATGGTTTTAGCAATCTTATCGGAGAGATGAATGCCTCCAATGTATCCTGGAAGGTTTTCCAGGGCAACATGGAGATGTTGGGGAAAAGTTCAGGTGATATTGCCAGCATACAGGCTGAATTACAAAAGTTTGCCGAGCAGTCTATCTATAGTGCTTCGGACATGGCTACTACTTACAGCCAATTGGCCGCGGTAGGAACGAAAAACTGTACACAGCTGGTAAAAGGTTTTGGCGGTCTTGCAGCCGCAGCGGAAAATCCGACACAGGCGATGAAAACTCTTAGCCAGCAGGCCACACAGATGGCAGCCAAGCCGTATGTACAGTGGATGGATTTTAAGCTTATGCTAGAGCAGACGCCAGCAGGTATCGCTGCGGTAGCTAAAGAGATGGGTAAAACCACATCTCAGTTAGTTGCCGATGTCCAGGAAGGAACAGTAAAAACTGAGGATTTCTTCGATGCTATTAGTAAGGTAGGTACCAATGATGCCTTTACTAAACTGGCAACATCCTATAAATCCACAGAGCAGGCAATGGACGGTTTAATGGAAACCATGTCCAATAAGCTACAGCCCGCCTGGAAGGCATTAGATCAGGTAGGCATCGATGCCGTAAGTGGCTTGATTGATTTGCTTGGTCAAGTCGATGTTACAGCTTTGAGCGAGGGCATCATGGGCGTTGTCGAGGATATAAAAGGCGGATTTAACACGCTTAAGACAATCGTTACCAACGCCTGGAATGCATTTAAAGAGACAGGAGCTATCGACTCCGCCAAAGAGGCATTAAATTCGTGCAAAGATGCAATCAATAACGTGGTGACCGCTGTATCAAACAGTGGAATTATAGAGACGTTTGCACATGCCTTTGGTGAGATTGTTGACCAAGTAAGCATCGCAGTCGATAAGATTGCAGATTTTATAGCTGGTTTAGACGAGGGTACGATCAATACTTTTGCCGGTGCGATAGCCGGCCTTTTTACTGCCTATGCAGGATATAAGGTTGTATCGTCGGCCACGTCAAAAATTAAAGATTTTACAAGCAACGCCAAGTCTGCTTTAAAGACTGTCAAAGATCTTTACAAAAAGATAAAAGGCGGTGGAGATCCAGAGGAGCCTTCTCAGACACCTCAAATTGATCCGGTCGAAACAAAAAATTTAAAAAATGTATCGAGCGAGATTAAGGCAAAATGGGAAGGTGTTGGTAACGTCATCGAATCCGTCGGCACATCGATAAAAACCGCACTTGAAGGCGTGGGGGACGTGTTTAAATCCGTAGGGACTGCCATTGCTGACGCAGCAGAGGGCATTGGGAAAGGCATCAAAACAGCTCTCGAAGGTGTTGGTACCGTAATCGAGTCCATTGGTACAGCTATCAAATCTGTACTAGAAGGCTTATCACCTGCCATCGAATCCTTAGGTACTGCCTTAGCTACTCTAGCCAAAGGAATCGGCGAGGGTATCGCTATTGCCTTAAGAGGCTTAGGTAGTGCGTTGGCCATGATCCCACCAACTACATGGCTGGCTATAGGTGCAGCAGCCTTAATGTTTGGTGCTGCACTTGCCTTAGTTGGATCTCAGGGCGAGGGACTGCAGATGGTACTTAATGGCGTAGCTAACGTGATCAGTTCGGTAGCGCCGATCGTACAGATTGTAGTCAACGGTATCGTCAGCGCACTGAGCTTATTACCAGGCATCTTTGAGTCGGTTGGTAATGCCGTCAAGACAGCCTGCGAGGGTATCTCCGGTGTCGTTGAGTCACTAGGTACCGCAATCAGTGATGTTGTAACAAGTGTAACGGACGGTATGTCCAAGATTATTGACTCTATTGGTAATGCCATTAGTGGTGTATTGGACTCTCTAGCCAATATCATCGATTCGATCGGTGAGGCAGCGCTTAACGCTGGAAAAGGCTTTGACAAGTTCGCGGACGGCCTGGTCAAGATTACCAACCTTAACCTATTTGACATGGCCGCCTCTATCGGAGCGGTCGTATTGGCTATCGGTGGTATTACCGCCTTATCGGGTGGCTTATCCGAGGCCGGAAACGGGATGAAAAAATTTTCTGACGGTGTAAAACAGGTCAGCAAGTCCGGTACTGTAGCTGCTGCCGCACTGATGACGATCAATGCAGCTATCGCACCGTTGACCGAATCTATACCACAGTTAGGACCTCAATTGACTACCGTCAGTGAGCAGATCCAAACATTTGCGGATAATGCTATGACGGCGTTTACAACACTGGCGGCATCTACGGTCAGCTGTATGACCTTTACGATGACAATGGCGATGCTTAACGCCTCTGTACAACAGGCTACCGCAGTATTTACGGGCTACATGCTTGTGATCACAGGAGCGGTGGCCGCGTTTGCAGGACTTGCCTCCGGTGCACAGTCGGCTCAGGCTGCTATCAGCGGATTGACGAGCGTAGCAAGCTCTGTCGGCTCCGCATTGAGCTCTCTTGGCTCGGTAGGCAGTGCGGCCACGCAATCACTCGTCAGCTCATTTAGAGAGGCACAGGGCGAGGCTGAGAGCGCCGGTAAAGCCATCGGTACAAACTTTACCAAGAGTGTACAGTCCGGTTTAAGGCAGTTGCCAAGTATCGCACAAAGCGCAGTTAGCTCCATGATCAGTGTCCTTAACAGCGCACAGTCCGCAGCCTATACCTCCGGTGCTTATATCGGTATCGGATTGGCTAATGGTATGCGATCTCAGTTAAGTACGGTCAGAGCCGTCGCAGCGCAGTTAGCAGCGGCCGCGGATGAGGCTATCCGTGCCAAAGCCAAGATCGGATCACCATCAAAAGTCGCTGATAAAAATGGTATGTGGATTGGCCAAGGTCTGGTCAACGGTATCGAGGGTATGTACGGAAAAGTACGTCAAGCAGCATATGGCTTGTTTGATATACCTCAATTGTCAAACCCTAAGATGGCTTTTGCTGGTATCAACGCATCTTTAAGTGATGACTACAGTTATTACCATGATGTGCACTACACCATCGAGGTACCATTGGATGTAAATGGACGTGAGTTTGCCAAAGCCACATATGATGACTTTGATAAAGAGGGCTCTGCAAGAGCCAAGATAAAAGATCGTATAAAGGGGGTTAGATAGCCATGTACAACTTTGTGGATACAACAACAAGCCCGACCGGCGGTACTGCACTGCCGGCCGAGGCCATGAAGTATAACGGCGTGTATCTAGAAGATGAGATACCGGGATATCAAACCCTCTATGTATCCGGACGAGAACTGATGGAATCAGAAGTGCAAGAAAAGGAAATCACGGGAATCGATGGGTCTGTCTATTATGGCAAGACCTATCCACCCCGTACCATAACTATTGGATATCAGCTGATTGCGAAAGACAATGCAGCTTTCCGATCGGCTTTTAACAAGATGAATCAGATCTTGTCTGCCGAACAAGTGCAGATCATCTTTGCAGACGAGACAGACAAGTATTTTATCGGTACTAAGGTTGGGAATGAAACCCCTGATCCGGGAATTAATGCCGTGGTCAGTGAATTCGAGATCTATTGCCCCGATCCTCGAAAGTACGCCACGACTTTAAAAGAGTTTACGGTAAGTCGCAATGATGAGGGTATCCTGGAGGCCACTATCGATAATGATGGATCTATGCCTGCCTGTATCGATTACGAGATCATAAACAAACAGGATAATGGCTACATCGGAATCGTGGCCGAATCCGGTGTTATGGAGTTCGGAAAACGTGAGGAGGCAGACGGCGAGACGTATAAGCAAAATGAAACACTGCTGCATCTCTCCGACTTTATCTCTGCGCCGGATGATGTGGGCGGTCATGATGCCATGCACCCGTTGTATGGCACGGACGGTACTTTGACGACCAAGACCTGGTTTAGTACACAGTTTCTAACGCTGGGCACACCTGGTACTTTAAAAGGCGATGCAAACGGTGGTTTGCGTACAGTGACCATACCGGTTGACTCTGAGGGAGAGGCCGGTTGTAAAAACTTTTACGCCTACTTCCACCTCATTTTTTATGCCGGACTAATGGGACAGACTGGTGAAATGTCCATATCCTTTTTAACCGAGGATGATGAGCTCATCTGTGGTGTTAACTGGCACAAGGGTGATATCTCCGGTAATACCGGACAGTACGATCTGGTCGTCCACAATCCGGATGCCAAGCCGACAGATAAGATGGCTGGGAAGGTGGTCAAAATGTATGAGTACACCACAAGCCATATACAAAATCAAAATCCGTGGTATTGGGATTGGGGCCACTGTGACATCAAAAAAGAGGGTAGCAAGATCCAATTTTTCTATTGGGGTGGCTATCCAGCGTACAACATCCCAGAGGTTGAGAATATGGTATGCAAAAAGATCCAGATTGCTTGTAAGCAATGGGGCAACCGTAGCGGCAACCAACTGCTGACCTACTTTGGATTCGATGTCTTTAATTTCCAAAAGCTGAACGTGGAGAAGTGGAGAGACGTACCGAACCGATATGCGGCCGGCTCGACTGTTACGATCGATGGCGAGTATGCCAAGATCTACGTCAATGACATGCCAAAACAGGAGGATGAGATCGTAGGTACCCAGTACTTTAAAGCGCCACCTGGTCAGTCCAAAGTACGCTTTTACATGAGCTCTTGGGTGACACAAGATCCATCCATTACCGTAAGGATCAGGGAGGCCTGGCTATAATGGAAAATGTACGAATTGCTATATTGAGCGCAGATGATACCGTCTGCGCTTTTTTAGATAACAGTGTGGATAAATGTGCGCCGTACTGGGATGAGGTATTACACACTTATCTGCAAGGCTCACAGTACACCTTTGAGCTGCGTACTTTAGCGGATCATGACGATGCACAATTTATTGTTGAGGGTAACCACTGCTCATTTAGATACAAAAATCATGACTACTACTGCACGATTGTGCACGTGGAAAAATCCGAACATGAGATCTATATGCAGGCATATGGCCTGACGTTAGAGCTCACCAATGAGACAGTCGATAGCTTTAGCGGCAGCTCATTAAGCATTGTGCAATACATCCAGCATTATCAATTTGAAAATACGTTTGTGATTGGTGTTAACGAAGTCAGCGATAAACGTATCTCGCATGAGTGGACCGGCCAGGAAACAATCCTTGCCCGACTTTTTAGTACGGCCAATGTGTTTGATGCGGAATTGGAGTTTATTACGGAGTTAAACGATGACTACAGCCTTAAACAAATCACACTCAATATCTATCGCAAACACTCTGATGACTACCAGGGTATCGGCGAGGACAAAAGTGGTACGATCATCCGCTATGGACAGGGTATCGAAGGTATTACCAAAACATCCGATATCACGGAGCTATATACGGCCATAAGGCCGACCGGTACAGATGGACTGACACTGACCGGGCTGGGCGACAAAAAAGAATATGACGCTGACGGAAATCTTGAATTTTGGCACGAGTCCAATGGACGAGATATCCGGGCTATGCAGTCAAGAGAGCGTTTCCCAAGCCTTGCTATGGGTGCGGACAATGACCGATGGATTGCCTACATGTGGACTATGGAGACGGACAACGTCAATATGCTGTACGGAAGGGCACTAGCGGAATTGCGCAAGAATTGTGTGCCGAAAAACTCCTATGACGTACAGGGCTATATCGATGGCAACATTGGGGACACTTACACCATCGAAGATGCGGAATTTAAGCCAGTCTTATATCTGCAGGCACGTATCGTAGAGCAACAGATCTGTTTTACCGACCGGACTAAATGCTCGACAGTCCTGGATAACTTTACCGAGATTGAGAGTCAGATCAGCGGTGATTTGTTGACACAGATGCAGGAGATGATCAATGCGAACAAGACCTATCAATTGGTCGTATCATCAAGCAAAGGTCTGATCCTGCCGAAGGGCGTAGATCATACGGTACTTACTGCGTATGTGAGAGATAAGTCACAGGACGTCACAAGCAACTTTACCGTTAGCTGGTATAAAAATAGCGCTCTCGTTTACACAGGCACGTCACTCAGCGTATCTCGTGAGAGTTTAAATCCAAGTGCGGTGTATCGAATCGTAGCGGTCGATGCTAATGGGCAAACAAGAGCCATGACGGAGATCACATTGGCGGCCGTGACCGATGGTACGTCCATTACGATCACTAACCAGGTCATCACGTACCAGGTGTCGGAGAGTGGTACAGCTATCCCAACCGGAGAGTGGCTCACAGAGATCCCGGAGGTGCAATCGGGTGAGTACCTATGGGTACGGACAGTCATTACCTACAGTGACGGTACCAGTGTTACGCAGCACTCCGTATCACGTAATGGCGTCGATGGATCTGACGGACAAGACGGTACAAGTGTAACGATTATATCAACGTCAGTCGTCTATCAGGCTCATACGTCCGGTATCGTAGCGCCAACTGGCCAATGGCTAGAGTCACCACCAAATATCGCTCCGGGCATGTACTTATGGACGCGTACAACCGTAGTCTATAGTGACGGTAAGGAAACCGTATCCTACAGCGTATCTCGCAGTGGTTTGGACGGATCAGATGGGACATCGATTACGATTACATCCACATCCGTAACCTACCAGGTATCCACAAGTGGTACGACCGTACCTAGTGGTACATGGTCATCAAGCATACCGACAGTATCCGCCGGTCAATACTTATGGACTCGTACCATCGTTAATTACTCCGATGGCAAGTCCACAACGTCTTACTCGGTGTCGAGATTTGGAGTCGATGGTGCGGATGCAGATCAGCCTTTGCGACTGATCATCGAGTCCTCTGCCGGACAGATTTTTAAAAACAGTGGCATTGCGACCACGTTAAAAGCGCGTGTGTATCAAGGCAATGAGGAGCTGACGGAATCAGAGATAAATAAGATAGCAACCGTCAAATGGTACCGCAATAATGAGACGTCTGCTGTATCCACGGGACTAACTCGTGTGATCAGCGAGGGGCAAGAAGAAAGCACGGTAACATACCGTGCACAGTTGGAGGCGTGATAGTATGGCAGATTTAAAACCGACGGGCAAGAACTTGTTTAAAAACTCAGGTTTTTTATCATCTAGTATGGTGGGAGCATTGGGTGGGTTTAAGTATTCAACCGTTTCTGATAGTAACGTTCCCTCAGGGCAAGCGTTGGTTTGTGAGCTTACAGAATTTTCTCCCTCTTTTTCAACTACAGGCCCGTATTTTCGGGGTCCTAATTACATTGACAAATTATCTGTTGGGGACGTTGTAACTGTCACTGGATATGTTAAAGCGAGCAAGAAAATAAAAGTGAAATCGGTTAGATGCGAGTTTTTAGATGCTAGTAGCGACGGATCGGAATTTACTACTACATGGCAAAGATTTCAGATAACCGGGGCTGTTAAAAGGGTTGGTTCATCAAACGTGGCCATAACTTTTTATGCAGATAATTCTGAATGGGAAATAGGGGACAAAATATATCTATCTTCTCCTAAAATAGAACTCGGCACAAAGGCCACACCGTGGACACCTGCACCCGAAGATTCAGTCGGGGGGGGGTTACTAATATGATATTAGCCTTTGATGTTATTACCCTCGCTACCGTTACCGATGTACAGGGCATTTACCGCTTTTATCAGTTGGCTACTTCCAAGCCCTCCAAGCCGACAGTCTATCCACCGGCTAGTGCATGGGCCGATGAGATGCCAGGGTATAAGCTTGGCAATCAGGACAGCCTGTACTTTGTCGATGTAACGGTCTTTAACGATCTCACCTATCAGTATGGCGAGGTGCAGTTATCGACCGATTATGAGGCGGTCAAGGCTACATACGCCGATGCCTTGCAGCAGATTGCCAACGCCGAGAAACAGATGCAATCAGAGATCCAAAAGACGAGCGAGTCCATCCGGACAGAGGTGTCGGAAGATTACTACAAAAAGGGCCAGACGGACGATTTGCTAGGTACAATATCAACTGCACTGGAACAAACCAAAGATAGTTTTACGATGCAGTTTAACAGCTTTCAGGCTGATTTGGAAAATGTAAACGCTGATAACTCGGCCAAGTTCCAGGAGCTTTATCAGTATATACGATTTAAGGGTGGGTCAATCGAATTGGGTGAGACGGGTAATACGATTACCTTAACCATTGAAAACGATCGCATAAGCTTTAAACAGGCGGGGCAAGAGATTGCCTATATGTCAAATAACCAACTTTATATTACCGATGCGAACATAGTTACAAGCCTTCGTATCGGTAATTTTATTTTCAGTCCGCGACCAAATGGATCGCTAGATTTTAAAAAGGTAGGTGCATAGTATGTCAGTTACACAGACTACGATTAACATACCTTACTGGTTGACCAATGGCCCCGGTTGGCAGACGTCCAATCAGGGGTCATGTCGAGTGACCGTAACGCGTAATTATGGCAATGATAAAGCGCGGATTGAAACGTACTGGGGCTACTGCTCTCCCGGTGGATCACAGGCGGCTGTTAACTGTATCATCAATGTAAATGGCACGGTCCGTAATGAGCGACTATTTGGACCGACTGTCCACAGTGCCGGAGCCTGGTACTACGCCAGTGGGACAGGCTTTGATGTACCTGTATCGGATAGTGCTGGGTCGCTAAATATTACGGTGTACATGATTGTCAATGCCGGATCAAGTGGGCAGCAGTCAAGTAGTCCAAGCGCATCTCTAAGTTATGACTCACGTGGCGAGACCACACCGTCAGTCGATAAGACAGAGGCGGATATCGGTACGTCGGTCACGATTACGACCAACCCTTATGTATTAACATTTAGTCATAAGCTGTATTACTCGACCGATGGCGGTAAGACAAAGACGTTGATTGGTACAGTACCAACGCAGGACACGGAAACATCGTGGACGATACCGACGTCATTGGCCTCGCAGATACCAAATGATACGTCCCTGTTGATCACGATTGTCTGCGAGACGTATAACGGCTCTAGCAAAGTCGGTGGTGACAAGACCTGTACAGTGACCGCAACAATACCGTCAACGTACAAACCATCGATCTCAAGTGTATCGATCAGTGAGGCTACAGCCGGTCTTGCAAGTCAGTTTGGTGTGTATGTGCAGACCAAATCGACCTTAAAGATCGTGACCTCCGCATCCGGATCAAACGGATCTACGATCAAGAGTGTGAGCGTATCGTGTGATGGGTTTACTTACTCAGGTACCACGGTTACGACTGGTACGATCAGCTCGTCCGGTAACATATCTATCGTAGTTACGGCAACCGATAGCCGTGGCCGTACAGCCACAAGTACAAAAACAGTCAATGTAGTAGCGTATAGCGCTCCTGCCATCACGCAGTCAACCGTTACACGAGCCAACAGCTCCGGTACTGCCAGTGATGAGGGCACCTATGCGCTTTTTAATTATGCTTACAGCATAACCAACGTTAACAACCGTAATACCCACACGTTTAGTATCCAGTACAAAAATGGATCATCCTGGACAACGCTTGTTACCTATACCGACTATGTTAAGAGCGGTAAATATCTATCGACAAGGACGTTTGACGTCAATAGTGCTTTTGATTTTAGATTTATAGTTACCGATTATTTTGGATCGTACACGATCGAGAAATCCATTGACATCAGTTTTGCCCTGATGAACTTTGGAGCCAATGGCCACTCAATGGCTGTCGGTATGCAGTCGCCAAATGACAGTTACTTTGATCTAAATCTGCCAGCTCGAATCCGACAGGCCATCAATCTGATGGGCAACTTGACCTTAGGATCTCTAGCTAAGCAGGTCATCGGTAAGTTTATTTACCCGGTTGGATCGGTCATCATTAACACGACCGGCACCAATCCTGGTACACAGTTTGGTGGTACTTGGGAGCAGTTTGCACCGGGCCGAGTTTTGATTGGTGCGGGCACCGGAAATGATGGTAGTACAAGTATGACTTTTACTGCTCTCGGAACGTATGGAGAGTACTATCATAAATTGAACACAAATGAGATACCTGCACATGCT